AGATAACATCACCAGAGTTATTTGCAATCTCAGGATTAGCAAGACCACTGGAGAATGTAGAACCTAATAGAGAATTACTATAACTGGTATCAACGTTACCACTAGCAGCAGATAAACCACCAGTAATAGCATTAGAACCGTTACTCTCAAATGCTTCTACAACACCATTGTGTGTATGCTCATCGTTAACTTGGATGTACTTAAGAACACCTGTTGTTGTTTGACCTTGATCTAATGTCCAAGAAACAACAGTACCCTTAGCAGTACCACCTGCTCCTGTTGATTGAGTAATTTCTTCATCAGGAACGAAATCAGCAGTCGCACCTGTAATCTTAACTGCTTTCAATCCACTTAATGTATCAGCAGTGGAGAAAGTTGTTGTACCATAGTTGAATGGATCTTTGATAATACCAATTCTACGGAAGTCGTTATCTACTGGGAAGTCTCCAGAACCTTCAGCATATGTTAGACGAATGTTCGTCATAACTCTCTTACCATTAAGTTCTGTCTCGAAGTCTGAACCGTGACCACCTTGTGAAGGAAGAATTACTTCTATTTCACCTTTAGCAGAAGCACCAGTTGCTACAGCAGATGATAAACCAGCGTTAGAGAATAAGTTACCATTTCCTAATAGAACATTAGCATAGGTATAACCTGTTCCACGTGCTTCGATCTCAGCAGATGTGATAGTTCCAGAACCGTCTGTGGCGAATTTAACCTTACCACCTGTTCCGTCACCTTTAATACTTGTGTATAGAGTCTGTGAAGCAGGAAGACCTGATCCAGCATTCTCAATAATAGCAACATCAATAGCACCAGCGACTGCTAAAGCCTCAGTTGCTTGACGAGTTGCGTTTGTAGAAAGCACAACAGGAATGAAGTCAGAAGATAAGAACTTCAGAACATCATCAGTTGGGATGGTGTACATATACTTCCAAATGTATCCAGCACCAGTAGTCTCTGTATAAAGACCTGTTGCGGAAGCATAGTTAGCACCAGATGTGCTTGGTTCCTCAGTAGCGTTTTGTCCAGTAGCATTTGAAGGATTCTCTCCATTATAGAGACACTTGAATACTTCGTATGAGGAGTTCATTACATAAAACTTTGCGGTAGAGATGCTATCTTGTCCTGTAGCAGTCTGCTTACCTATTTGACCACCGCCACCTGGAGTAGCAGAATAGTCAGGTTTCCACATATCGAACTTAGGGTTTGCAACTAAGTCCCAATTGTAACGACGAATTACTGTACGAGCATAAGCACCAGTAACACGCTTGGCTGCAATAATCTCATCATAAAGATTAACTTTCTCTGTTGCGTTATCTAGTGGCAGAGGTGGCACATCCTCTGTTGCATAACGATAAACGCCAGATACTGCTTCTGCACCAGTGTCAGATCCACCTGATCCACCAGTTCTACCTTTCAGAGTAGATCCTAGAGTAGGAACAGAGTTAACACCGTTACTTCCAAATACGTCGGTAAGAAGTAATGCATTGTCATATACTGCGGCTATTGTCGCACGAAAGGCAGTGCTTCCGTAAGTACCAACATACACTTCTTGTCCTACTACAAATGCTGTAGCGTTTTGAGAGTGGATTTCGAGGTTTGCTTTCCACGGTTGTGGTCTACCCACAAAGAAATACATCCTAGAGCGTTCCGCACTAGCATCCGTTGCACCCTCAGTGAGAGATTCAAGGAATTGTTTCGCATTGAAAATCCTAAATTTATCAGATATAATAGCAGCCATTTAATTTACCGACGTGTTTTGTGCCAAAGTTATTTATATTTATACGAGTTATGTAGGGTTGTACGGAACTAACTCCTGTCCATTAGCAATGCTATTAGGTCCAGAGTAGAGTGTACATCCTTCAAAAGTTGTAGAAGTTTTACTGGTGTACTGTATAACTGTTCCACCAGACGTAAATATGTAGCCAGTAGCTGGCCAATGAGTTGTGTCTTGTACGACAACATTTCCTCCAATAGTTCCTGCGGAACTAGTGATGGCCACTGGGTTCTGGGTAGTTGGTCTACCTAGATTGAAGTAGTCACCCGAAAGCGTATAATTAGACTCGGATCTTAAGATGAAGTCTTTAATTGTCATAGAAGCAAATATTCTATCAATCTCACCAATAGTAAGAGCAGAAACTCCAGCTGCTCCAACATCAATACCAGATTGGTCATACATTCCTATAGTACTACCAACATTACCAATAATATAATCACCAATTAGTAGAACTTCTCTACCAAATACTTGGTTAACAACTTCAATTATAGTAGTATCTCTCTTAGTAACAGTATATGGTTCAGTAAGATCAACCAAATTACCATTTCTTTGTACAACAGGATCACTAAGGAAAGCAATCTCTTCATACTGATCAACAATACCAGTCTCAGGTGGTTTTACTATAATTTCAGTTTTGCTATCAGATAGAGTATTAGCTGGAGTCTGTATTTGACGTTCATACTCACTTTCTGTTACTGCACCAGCAGAAGCATTTATTATTGATACATCAGATGATTCAGATTCAATCTTAACGATACCAACAGGTGCGATAGAAATAAGTTCTGGAACTTGACGTACATATGTACCAGCAGCATGGAACTGATCAGAAGTTCCATACAATCCACGATCAACAGCAAGGAATCTATCAGATAACTTCCTCCAATAACGAATACGCTCGTTACCTATTAATAAATGTCCATTAGAATTGAACTTAGAAGTATCTGGAATATAGACAATACTATCACCGATATTAGTATCAACGTTAGTATATGCAGCATCCTCAAAGTAATTGATATTGGTTAATGCAGTATTGCGGATCTCATGAGTTAAAGTAGAAACTATATGTTTCTGAACTTTAGTAACAGAATTAAGAGATACAATATCTTGAAGTTCTGCACTTACAACAGTTGCTTCATATTCATTCTGAAGTGCTCCACCTTTTCCTACAATCTCTACAGGTTCTGGTTCAATGTAAACAATATTCGCACCACCTGGTTGTTCTTGACCAACTGGCATATCAAATCCAGATTCACCTTCTGCAATATTATCAGTATCAATTTGAATCTCTGCTGTTATTTTCTTAGTAACATCATGAGGACTATTGAATAATGTACTTGTGAAGGTATCAACACCCTGAACCTGAGTACCAAGAATAGTAATCCTAGATGCGGAAACAGCACCTTGTCCTATTTCAACTTTAGGAACCATCTCAGCATTGATAAGAGATACACCAATATCTCTTTCAGTTAAGATATCAAATCTTCTAGCAACTACAACAATAGGTGCTTTAGTATATCCAGAACCACCATCAAGTAGATCAACACTAAGTACTTGACCTTTACTTACAATAACTTCTGCTCTCGCACCACCACCAGTACCATCTTCAGGAATGAATTCTAAAACAGGAGGTGTAAAGTATTGATATGCAGTAGGTTGAGTTAATGGATCATAACTACGACGGTTCCATGTTAAAGCAGTAACCTTACCATTTTCAACAGTTGCAACAACACTAAGACCTTCACCTCTAGTAACACCATTAAACCCTTCTACAGAAATGTTACTATAAACATCATCTGTTAATTGTTCTCCACCTCTACCATCTTTACTTGTAGTACTTTCAGGTACTTTCTTAATTCTTCTAAATTTATCTTCACCTTCTACTCTTACAAGATCTCCATTAGCCAAATAAGCAAATGGATTTCTATATGTTGTTCCTAATGTTGTACCAAACCAAATAGAATTATCACTGAATAATTGTTTTCTTCCAGTAGAATCTACTGGGAATGTTAATGTAGGATTAGTAAATTGAGATTCTGGGAATGTATATGTCTTACTATAATCTGTCTTAACAGCAAAGATAAGATCTAATCCTGGTTCAACAGAAGCATTCTGTGATTTAATACTAAAGGATAATGTAGTTGAAGTCTTATAAGCACTACTTACTTCACCAATAATATTATATGTACCGTTAGATCTTACTTGCCAGCAATGTATTCCAGTACCTACCTTCTCGCCCATCCAAGCATAAGTAAGGAAAGGATCTACCCAAGCAGAAGTAGTTTCTAGTACAAATGTACCAATGGCAAAGTAAGTATCAGGAGCAAAGTCGTATATATTTAAAGTTTGACCTGCATCTCTACCATAGAGATAACGCATATCAACCTTCATCTTCTTATTAATAGGAACATTAAAGAAGATATTTGGTCCTGCGATTGTATAACTATATCCTTCTCTTTGAAGAACTCCGTCTAAGAAGACATATAGATAATCTTTCTGTTCAACAGTTTGAGAAGTACCATCTTCTACATCAAGAATTAAGAATGGACCAGACTTTACATTGTCTACTAAATCGTAGTCGATTGTAAGACGCTTGTAATTACCAACTCCAATACCTACTACTTTCTCAACTGCTGTTGCTTCACCTAAATTCTTAGCACCAAGATCTTGATCCCAAATAGGAGCAACACTAAACTTTAATACGTTAGGTACATTAGTTCTATCAATAAAGTATGAATCAGGTGATACACCAGCACTATATTTTGGTGTTTGTAATACTGCATTAATAGTTAAGAAGAAATCTTCATCTTCATTAGTATCTACAGCAGTACCATCATCCCAATACAATTCAAAATCTGTATTTTCACCATCAACGTAATCTGGATTACTTCTAGTAACAGATCTTTCACTTATTATATCTTGGAAACTATCATATAAAGAATCCACAGCAGAAACTACATTATCACAATCCTTTGCGATTAACTGAGGATCTGGAATAATATTATGATTTGCATAAGTTGTTGTACTTGACCAATTACCAGTCTTATTAACATTAATAGATGTTGATACAACTAAACCTTCACCTTCTGTAAGAACTGTCTTAGTAATAGAACCAAAGGTATCTAAAGCAGATGCTACCTCAGCACATGCAGGTGCTAACTTATCAACTGTAATAGTATTATCTGGATTTGGATCTACTGTTGAGTAAACTTTTGGTTGTAATGAGTTTCTCATAGCAAGAGTCATATACTCAGATGCTTTAACAAACATCGAAGACATATCTCTCTTCCATTCATCTAATAGAGTAGTGAACCCTGCTGATGGATTACCTGTTATAGTTGTTGGTAGGTTTTTAAAATCTAATCTCTTGTAAATCTCAGCAACTCTTTCATTACCACCAAGACGTAAATGATATATTACAGATTCGACATAATACTGTACATATGGATGGTAAGTAGTTGGGTTAGTTTGATAATCAGTAATACTAGCAATAATTGCTTGAGTTGATTCTTCTACAATATGCTGTTTGTTTCTTTCAATCAAATATGCAGCATCATAGAATATACCATCTGTTCTACCAGTAAGATGGAATATAATTTCAGGTGATCCACCAGGATCTTCACCTATTACAACAGTATCACCCAAAGCAACAGTATAGGTATCATTAAGAATGACCTGTCCTACACCAGCTAAATTAACATCACCACTTGTAGTTCCACTTAAACTATTAGGAGATGTATTACTAGATGCACTAGAATTACCAAGTATAGTTTTATCAACAGTTATTTGAGTTAAGCTGTCTATAGAAGCAATTCTAGTATCTGGTTGGAATGCTCTACCAGATGTCAAATACATTCCAACTGTTAAGTTATTAGTATCTGTTACTGTGACAGTTGTAGTATTGGTACTATATGTCGCATTAGTCTCAATATAGTCCCAATTTCTAATAGCAAGTCTTGCTAAGTTGGTAGCATATTTGAATATCTTAAATGACTCATCTTTATTATCTTTAATATAAGGAGTATCAGCAAATATAGTTGAATAATCAACAGTCTTAACATTACCACCAAATCTTAAATCATGTTCATATGCATCAATGATAAAACCTATATCCTTGATGTAGTCATCAGTCTTAGTAGCCCAATCTAATGATGGGTAAGTTGCTTTACCATACCCAACTGCTTCAGATGTAATAAACTCTTTATTTCTTGCAAGTTGATTTGCAGAGTCTAACCACCTTCCACTACGTTGGAATATATTTTTAATCTTCTTGAGATACCTTGTATTGTAAGCAGCACCAGGTGCCTTCCAGTAAAATACCTTACCATAGAAGGTAACACCACCATAAGCAGCACCAGCTTTTACGCCTGGTCCTAATGGTGGTTGTGCAAAGGTAATATTGTCACCTGATACCGTGTATGCTACTTTTGGCTCTTGTAGAATACCATCAAGTGTTATAATAAGTGATTCTTCCTTAATTGGAGTGAATGGAACTCCATTCTGGTCCAGAACTTGGAATGTCTTTGTACCTACTAACTGACCATCACTATTGTATGTTCCATCAAATGCACCATTGAGTTTAAATTCAAATGCACGAGTTTCATTGAAGTTAAAATCAGATGTAGCAACAGATCCAATACCTCTACGAATTCTCTGACTCTCAACGTTCTGAATACTTTGAGTAACTACTCTTGAAGTGTTTTCAACAGTAATCTTATTCTTTTCTGGATCCCAAAGTTGAATGACACTAAAATGATCTGCCTTAGCAACCTCAGATGGCATAGATGTACTAGCATCAGTCTCTACATCAACCTGACCAAAGAGTTTAAATCCAGCAGGGTGTGTTGTAGACTTGATTAAGTCTCTCCATTGCTCTATAGAAGTCTTAGACTTAATAACATATGAATAATCCTGATAGAAATTACTATCAATCAATCTTTGATTAGATACACCAAGTTTTCCTCTATCAGATTTAGAGAATCCTTGATTATCAAAGAAACTACTAATCTCTTCAGTAAACGTAGTAACGAATACAGCAGTAACAATACCAGTAGATGTTGATGCTAATCCAGTAATGGCAATATCTTCCCTCAAGATCCCAGTCAGGGACTGGAGTTTCAGGAGGTTAGATCCTAGTCTCCACTCATAGACCTTTGCTCTTGCAATTTCTGTATTACCAATCTTTTGTACTACAGTTTCACCTTTTTGGAAATCTCCATTAATAGATTTTAACGATACTGTATATGGAGAACTAAAAGTAGAAGCAATAGATCTATCCAAATGGAAAGCACTTCCATTATTAGTAAATCTAACACTCTGAGGTATGCCTATAGTGCTACTATTGACATATGCTTTAACATCTCCCTCTACTATTGCTATTTTTGGTGCAGATTTGTATCCTTCACCAGGAGAAGTTACATTTATCTGATAAATTTCTCCTGCTCTAGCAATAACTTCAAATGAAGCATTTTTTCTTGGTGAAGGACTAGGAATATCAGGATCTAAAGCACTAGCACCGAATAATGCACCTTCTCCTGTATCTTCAACAATTATAACTTTAGGGTTGACATAATTAGAACCCTTATTAGTAATGTTAACACCAGTTACAACTTGAGTTGCAAGATCAAATAATACTGTGGCTTCTGCCTGATAATCAGATCTAGGTGCTACACCTACAACTACAGGAACCTTATTATAATTAGATCCTAAGTTAACAACTTTAAAATCATTAATCTCACCAGTTGCGAATTGACCTGTAGTTGTATATGTTATCGTTCCTGACCCGTCCCAGAGAGGAGGATCGCCAACCAAATCATATACAAAGCGATTGCTAGTAACATAATTGATAACCTTCGTACCTTGTAGTGGATCAGTAATGAGTTTTAATTTTCCATCACCGCTATTAACAATATTGTTATTATCAAAGTAATAGAAATTAGTAAAATCAGTTCCAACCTTAGTTGTATAAGTATTAGTCTTTAATCTTGATCCAAATCCAAACTTAACATCTGTATATGCACCATCATTACCTGGTAATGTTGTTGATGCTAATTTCTCAACAGTTATTAAGTTATAATTCTTACTAGGACTGATATCAAAGTAAGTCCCACTGAGACTACTATGAGACGTATCGAACTTATACTTATAAAATTCTTGTATATTTAATTCTGGGTTTGGTACAAATGTACTATTATCTTCTGAGAATTCAAATTTATACTCTATAGAAGAGAACGCACTAACAGAGACCAATCTCTTAGGATTACTAGAGTCAAAGAACGTAGTACTAATATCAACAGAACTAGCAGATGACTTCTCTATACCATAATCAAATACAACTGTTGCTTTTTGTGTTGTACTATCATATGACTTAATATAACCAGAACCAGCAATATCTCCTATTTGGAAATTATTAGTAAAATTATATTGTGCTTTATATAAAGTAATTTCCTTGTTATCGTAGTGGTCAACAGCAATTGTAGACTCTTGACCTCTATTAACAGATAAAGTATTGCTATTAATAGCAGTAATCTTGATTACTTCATCTCCTATCAATAGAAGATCATCTACAGCAAATCCTGTAGCATCATCAACTGTAACAGAAGTATTGTTAGATGCAAAACCTGCATGATCAACAAATATAGTTAATCTTGCTGTACTTTGAGATCCACCAGATCTTACAAGACTTTCATCAGCAACTCCTAATTGATCACCAAACTTATATCCACTACCAGCATTCTGTATTGTAACATTTGATACAACACCAGCAGCAGATACAGTAATAGACGCAGTTGCACCAGTACCACTACCACTAGTTAATGGAATATTAGTATATGAATTTTCTGTGTAATCAGCACCACCATTTAATATAGTAAATCTACCAATACCACTATCATTAACCTTTGTTGTATTAGATGGTGTTTTAAAAGTAACTTCTTGATATAAACGTTTTCTTAAATACCAAGTTTTAGTTTTAGTATCATCATCTGGATTGATATCAATAGTTACCTTATCACCAATACCCAATCCATGTTCAGATGATGTCTCAATAAGAGCAACACTTTGATTGACAATAAAGGGTTCTAAATTATCACTTAATGATGTAAGTGTTATTATCTTAGATCCTGAAGTATTGAATAGATCACTTGATTGTATATAATAAGTATCATCAATAATCCATGTTCCTGAAAGAACTTTTATCTTAAGTACGTTCTGACTTGATGTACCTTCTAGTACTTGAGCAGTAGCTATAGGAGTATTAACACCATCAGTAAGGCTTAAAGTAGCACCTTCAGTGTAAGAACTGTTCTGATCAACTAAAATACTGAAAGTCTTAATATCTGCTGAGAATGTTCCTGTATTATCAAACGTTCCTTGTACGTTTTTCAACACAATGTCATTATCACTAGCAACTGTACCTACTATCTCACCATAAGCACCAGAAGATGGCTGTCTTAATGTATCATCAGCAAACAGATATGCAGTTTGAATTGTTGTTAACTTAACTACCTTATTTTCTTTTGATTGTAGATAACTAACAGTTTCACCTTTAACAGACTTAACTCTTGCTTCTGCTTCCGAACCATCTGTTCCTACTTCATCAAAATAAACTTTTGAATTAACTGAGAAGTTAGAAGATGACCTCTCTATAGCAACATCATCAATAGAACCAGGAGTAATATCAGAAATACTAGCAATTACACCTTCACCATTTATAGGTGTAGCATCAACATAAAATCTTTTGGCATTCTTAGGAAGATCATTCTGATTAATCTTAGAATTATAGTTACTATCTACAGGTAATGAATAGAAATTGTCTCCTAAGAAATAAGGGAACTGTGGTACTTGATTACTATCAATAGTTAAGAAGTATGCATAAGTTCCTTTTGGAAAATCTGGAGTAACACAGAATCTACCATTATTCTGATCTAAAGTCCCTGACTTATGATTGTAAGTATAATCATTATTAAATGTCCCTAAAGGATAGGTTACCTTAGAAGGACCATCTATACGATCACCATTAAGAGAATAACTAGATGTCATTCTAATTATTGATGTCGTAGCATCTAATGGATCTTCATATCCAAATGCACCATATATGGGGTTACCATCATAAGCAAAACCTATGATAGGTGAATGAGTCTTAGTTGCTGGTTCACTACCAGTATTACTTAAATTATCATTAAGAGAAACACGAAGTGCTTTAGGGTTTGCTACATGTGCATATCCATAGTAAAGATTATTATCAAAGTTCTCAAACAAATAACCATACTCAGTATCTAAATTAGATTTAACTTTTTCAAACCTATTGAAGTTCCATTCTTTAAGTAATGGAATTCCTGTAGCATTCTCTCCAACAGGGATAATATCTACATTTATATTCTCTTGTGTATAGAAGTTACCCTCATCTACCTTTTCAAATTCTTTTAGTTTACCTTCAGTATCAAGAACTGCATTAAATTCAGCAAATCTACCTTTACCTGCATTGTCACGAATTCTTACGATTGGTGGAGAACTGTAAAACTCTCCTTTATTAGCGATTGTAAGGCTTGTAACCTTACCTTGTGTTACTACAGCATTTACTACACCATTCCTACCAGATGTAATAACAATATCTGGAGTTCTTGGGAATACATCATCAGTATCAACTACAATACTCTCTACAACTTCTCCTGATAATATTGCTCGTGCTTTGTTTGCAACACCATCTACAAGAACAAAGGGCGGTTTAACGTACCCTCTTCCTTGTACACTAACATTAATACTTTCTAGTTTACCGAACCTTATACTTTCTGTATCCTTGTAACCGTAGACAGGGACACCGTTTACAAGGATTCCAACATCTCTCTTAGGAGTCTTATATACTTCTGTAGTTCTTGTTGCTTGCTTTCTTATAAGACGAAGTAATCTTTGATCCTTTACAGTTTGAGTAACAGTCGATCCATCTAGAATATCATATGATGGATAACTGGAACTAGTAATATAATAATACTGTTCATCTTCATGGATAGAAGAAACATTGGTCATTACCTGGTCCAATGCAGTTTCCACAGCAGCATGTGTAGAAGAATTAACATCACCAGTAGTAAGAACCCAACGTGATTGACCATTTAACATGATCTTAGGATCATTAGTCTCAAATCCTGGCTGGGAGACTTGTATTTTATCTCCTGGGCTTGAATACGCTGCTGTATCAGTAGCATTCAAGTTGTATATTACACCAAGGCTTAAAAGAGTAACATTAGCTCCTTTAAGTAGTACTGGTTTGTACACAGATGATCCAATTACGTGAGTTAATGGATTATCCCGTTTGGAAATGATGAATTGTGAAACTGTACTCTCATCAAATGAGATTGTTTCGTCACCTATTAAGATTTCTCCAGTATCATCCCATCCTTGAGTAGAGAATACATTAATACGTTTACCGACACCATCAGTATTAGGAAGTTCTTTCTCAAGACGAGTCTTAGTTGAGACAGAGAAGAGACCATTAACAGTTTCTGGTGCTAAAACGATATTCCATATTACTTCATTATCAGAAGTACCTTCTGCATATACATTGTCAACAGTAGCAGAAGCATATCCATATTCTTCAGTAGCAGTCTGGACAATAGTCTGTCCTATTAAATCTTTTGCGTTACCACTAACAACTTTTGCTTTTAAAGCATATACATTGATCCAATCAGCATTGGATGCTTTGTAAGTAAAATCTCTTGGTTTGTAAACTTCTGGTTTATTTTCTACATCTTTCGCAATAATAGTATTGAAAATAAACTTAATGGAACTATCAGTTCCCTTTGCCTTATAAAATTTCTGTATATTCTTAATAAGGGTTCTCTTATCAACTTCACCTCTGAGATACTTCTCAGGGAAAGAACCCAAATACTGATTCTCAAAACTCTTTATAAACGCATAGATGAAAAGGTTACTAACGTTGTATACCTTCTCTCCTGAGTTGTGAGGGGCAGCAGTAGTAGTTTTATAGTCTGATTCAGAATAAAGATCACCTAGCGTTGTATTGCCACTGACACCCCTTACACAACCACTTAGTGTTGTATCAGTACGAGTGTCATAGAATACAATCTCATCACCAATTCTTACGTATCCGTTTTTCTTTGGAAAACTCGTCGCATCTTGTAATACAATTGTATCATCACTAGCAGAAATACTAGTGTCCAAGATATCAGACTGTCTAAGAAGATTTTGTTCATAATAATCTATATCTCTATATTTTTGTATATTAGAGATAATGTCTAAAGGACCACCTTGTAATTCCTGTGCTTCATAATACTTCTGTATGAACTTAGTAAACAATTCATACTCTGAAGTTATAAAATCAGGTATCTGTGACTCAATAAGAGTAGATATTCTTTTGGTCTTAACTGCCATTACTCTTTATACGCAACGAAACTGGAATTTGCTATATCAACATCAAGATACATCTCTCGAAGTGCCTTGATATCATTAGAAAGGGGTTTAACCGTTAGGGAAATACGATTATCAAAATAACTACCTTTAATAATAGTCATGTTGTGTAACATAATCTCACCTTTCGCATAATCAATATCACCAACTTCCTTGTCCAGGACTACCTTATCGCCAGTCACAGGATCTAGTCTATATAGGACAATTTTCTTATCCCTGTCCTCTAGATAGACATCATAATTAGGATGCTCAGTAACCCTAAACCCAGTAGAGGAAAGAACTGGATCATCACAATCACTATCAAATGCATTTTGATAACACACTTCATAAAAATAAGTAGAATTTAATTGAGGATAGAAATCTCTCCTCATAGAAAGAGATGTCAAGTTAGAATTAATACTACGATCTGCATCATCTATCACTCCAATAAACTTACTATAACGGAATGTACCCTTAAACTTCTCAGTATCAGAGTTATCAACATAGTTTTGTATAGATCCAATGACCTTATCTCTTATTTGAGATGGAGTTTGATCTGTTTGTAAACTGTCATAATAGATTTTACTATTCATTTCAACATGAAGAATAGCAGGATCTACAATTACTGGTTGAACAGATGCTACAACATACTTCTTTAACTGCTCAACAATCTGATTTTTAGTTAAAGATGTCAAATATGATGCATCTGATGGTTTTAAAACTATAAAAACTTTTCCATAATCAGGTGGATCTTGATCTTCTCCACCAAATATGATTATATCGCTAGTAGCAGGATAGATATTTCTAACTATTGCACCGTAATCATCAGCGGTCACTGCACGATCCTGTGACCCATATGTTTTTGGTGCGTTATATTTGATCTTATCAGTCGTTTCTATCTCTTCTCCACCTGCTGAGGGGATGGTAGAGTTGATTGTAACAGTAAATTGGTTAGGTGAAACCCCACTAGGGTTCTCAAGAACACCAGAAAAGACAAAAGTCTTCACTCCATTTGATTCTGGACCTGTTGTTTTAATGTAAGAAACGTTAACAACAGCATTATTATCTAATTTTTTACCTAATACACCATCACCAAAGATCAATTCATACCTTTCATCTGCAATTTCATCAAGGAAAAACACCTTAGAGTTAGCATCTACCCCTAAAATGTTCTCTGCAAGTAGATATGGTTCGTTAAATGAACCTCCTGTTGGGTAAACTCTAACGCTAATGGTGTTAGTATCAATATTTCTGTTTGATAATATGAACTTCTGTGACTTATTATTGGTATCAACTGTAAAACTCTGTATAACTTGAGTTCCTTCTCTTACAGGAATGTTAGTAAACACTGCTGTATCGTTAGAAACTTGTGCTTTTGTGTCCTCTTCTGTTACATAATTGTAAAGAGTGTTGTCATATGACGCAGTAAACCCTGTTCCCTTCTTAAGAATCAACTCTGTATCTGTTGTAGGATTAGTATAATCGACAGTAAATGAAATATAAGCAGTAGGAGACGTAGCAGACTTGGGTCTGTAACCCAGTTGCTTTGCAATTGCTATTACATTGTCCCTCAACGTGGCAGAATCAATGTATAGTTCATTGACTACCATGTTGGTATTGAACGCCGTGTAGTACGTATTATACGCAAGTACGTCCAGCATGTTTGACAGTGCCGAACCATCAAAATCATAATCAGTAAAATCAGTCTGTGCTCTCATGTATTCTTTGAGAGAACTCTTGATTTGATCAAAATCTAAATTAGCGACCTGTGTATATGGCATTTATCTTGTACGATCTAAGAAGAACTCAACGGCCACTGCTGCTTCATCATCTCTTCCTACAATTCTATAAGAAACTTCTACTTCAAACCCATTATTTTGCTCATCAGGAGTACAATAAATGGTATCTATTACTATACGTGGTTCATGTGCAATAATAGTTTCGGCAATTTCTGCTTTAATTAACGCAGCAGTACCATAATCTAGTGGTTCAAAGAGCAACTCTCTAACACTAGATCCTATTTTAGGTTGAAATGGTCTCTCACCCTTATTAGTAAGAATAAGATTTTGTAATGACTGTACAATCGCAGCCTTATCCTTCACACAAACAAGATCATCCGTAACGGGATGTGTCTTGAATGTGACGCTTAGATCTTTAAACGTCTGAAAGGTGGGCATATGTAGATACAGCAAGGCTGTTTTTATTTATCTACCCAACGCTATAGAACGTATACCTTAAGGTCAGTTCTTGCTGAGGTCTTATAGGTTTTATTGTCTTAATATAATATCTGTCACCTATTTTGTATTTTTCACAGTTAGGTGTATCACTGTGATTAATGAAACCGCCAAGCGGAGTTCTTATTATCTCTTCGTCTATAATAAGATGAGACATGCCAAGTTCCGCACCTACCGCGAGGGGTAGACGCGTAAATAAACCTTGACCTGCTATAGAACTGTAGTCTATATAACAGCCTCTAGGTAGTGCTTG